GGTGATTATTTACTACTTACAGGTGATCCTGCAATTATCGGTGTTGCTTGTTCTATTGTGTCTGATATAACAGGCGGTAAGTATAACTTACTAAAGTGGGATAAACAAGAAAGAAAATATTATCCCATATCGATTAATTTGTATGAGAAAGGAGAAATCGATGAGTGATCTACAAAAAATGTTTGTTGAGGATGCACCTCAACAAGTAAACAACTTAAATAATGCAGAGACATTATCTAGCCATGTTTTAGAGCTACAAGCTTTAGAAGATGAAATTAAATTGGACGAAGAAAGATTATCAAGAAAAAAAGAAAAAGCAGATAAACTTTCACAACAAGTCATACCTGAAATTATGGAGTCTATGAAGATGAAAACCATGAAACTTAGAGATGGTTCTTCAATAGAGATAAAAGAAATTTACAGCGCAACAATTCCTAAAGATAAACAGGAGGGCGCATTTAACTGGCTTCGAAATAGCGACTTGGGTGATCTTATTAAAAATGAGATTACTGTTTCCTTTGGTCGTAACGAAGATAACAAGGCGCGTGAATACGCTAACCTTGCCGAGAGTAATGGGTATCAGCCTCAACAAAAACTTAAGGTTGAGCCCATGACTCTCAAAGCACTATACAGAGAGCGGGTCGAAAAAGGAAAAGACTTGCCTTCTGAACATTTCAATCTGTTTAAGGGAAACAAAACAAAAATAACAAGGAGCAAATAGCATGAGTCAAGAAACAGGAGACTTAACTAAAAAAACAGGTGGTCAAGTTGCAACTCTAGACTTTGTATCAGATTCAGGAATGGGTCTTGAGAACATAGATAGAGATGATCTTGCATTACCTTTTCTGAAACTGTTACAATCAGGTTCAGATGAAACTAAAAAGAAGCATGCAAAGTATGTTGAAGGCGCAGAAGCGGGTATGTTTTACAATACAGTTACAAAAAAACTGTATGATGGAGAGAAAGGAATACAAGTTATTCCTGTCTTTTATAAAATGACATATCCAGAATGGGCACCTTTTGAGAAAAGAGAAGGTAGACCTATCCACCCAGATCGAGGACCAGGCATCATGAGCAAGGTTACTCAGAACGAAAGAAACAAAGATATGTTGGATAACGGTAATGAGATTATCAAAACAGCAAATCATTTCGTTATTATCTTGGGTGACAGACCAGAAAAAGCTTTGATGACTATGAAGTCAACACAGCTTAAGGTTAGTAGAAACTGGAACTCACTATGTGAGAACGAGTTTGAGACAGATACTAAAACTGGTAAGTCTGTACCTGCACCGATGTTTTCTAGAGTTTACAAACTAAACTCTGTCGAGAACTCTGGTAGCTTTACTTGGCATGGTTACAACGTTAACTTACTAAGAAAAGTTGATGACGCGGGCATCTATCAGATGGCTAGAGACTTCCACAACTCTCTGAAGAAAGGTCAAGCGAAAGCTGAAGCCTACTCAGAAGAGGAATCTAACTACTAATTCTCTCCATGAGAGATAGGAGCGGTTAAGGGAGACTGGAGCCGCTCCGACCCGGGATCGTTATGGTTGATAAATTTATAGAATTATTTACTGGATATGAAGGCGATTTTGGTATTGCAGACATGTCTTCTGCACAATTAGATGCAGAGAAACATAAGCTTAAACCAAATTACGAATGGGCTGGTAGACCAATTACACGAGGTGACTATAACAGTCACATATTAGGCAAGATATCGATTGGCATACAACCGTGTAGATTAGATAAGACTGCACAGTTTGGTTGTATAGACATTGATCCAAAGAACTATTCTACATTTAAAATAGAAAACTATTTAGCACTATTCCAACAATACAAATTACCTTTGATACCTATGTTGTCAAAGAGTGGAGGTTTGCATTGTTATTTATTTTTAAAAGAACCGATACCAACTGTCGAACTAATCTCGGCACTAAAATCTTTTTTACTGCCTCTTGGATTAGATCCTGACACAGAGGTTTTTCCAAAACAGAAAGAACTAAAGGAAGATGACAAAGGAGAGATTAAACCAGGTAACTTTATAAACTTACCATATTACAACAACGGTGAAACAAATAGATATGCTGTTGACAAAGATAATAATAAATTAGACTTAGAAAAATTTATAGAGCTTGCAGAACAAAACAAAATAGGAAAAGAAGAATTAGATAAACTTGTTGAGGAAACATACAGAAACATTTTGGTTGGAACTAACGCAGAGTTTGAGGATGGCCCACCATGTTTAGCGTTGTGTTCTAAAAGAAAATTAGATGATGGCAGAGATAGATTTATGTACAACTACATGGTCTTTGCTAAAAAGAAATACAAAGACAAATGGCCAGATCATGTTGCAAATGCAAACTATAATTATCTAGAGACACCTTGGGATAAATCTAAATTAGATTCTAAGATAACAGCTTGGAAAAAAGATACTGCAGGTCATACTTGTTACGAAGATCCTATACATAGTAAATGTATGCGTAGTCTTTGTTACTCAAGACCGTTTGGTGTGAAGTCAGATAGTATCACTATGTTTCCAGATATCACAGACTTTGAAATAATCATGTACGCGGAACCTGAGTATAGATTTAATGTGGCATTACCCGATGGCACGAAAGCTGGCGTTGTAGCAAGCAACAGGCGACTGATAACTAAACAAGTAGAACTATTAGATTTAATATGGGAGCAGACTGGTATCTATCATGAACCACTTAAACCAAAAGATTTTAGAGCAAAGCTTACAGAGTTTAGAAAAAATTCCGTAAAAATCACACCGCCTGCAGGTACACAAATAGAAGACAGATTAAAAGAAGAGTTATATCAATACTGTGTTAATGGTCCACGTGCAAAAGAAAGAATACATATTAATAGTGGATCTTGTTTAACAGAAGAAGGACACCATTTCTTTAGATTTAATTCTTTCATAGATCATCTTGGATCTAGTTGGAAAATACCAGAGGAGAGAATAGCACAAAAACTAAAAGATAAATGTGACGTAGAGTTTAATCACTCTCTTAATGTAGAGGGTAAAACTTTAAAAGTTTGTAGAGTTAAACAATTACATATTGATAAGATAGAATACAAACCAGTAGAGAGAAAGAAGAGTAACTACTAATGAGATATAAAGTAGTAGGACCACCGGGTACAGGTAAGACAAGACGTTTACTAAACGAGGTGCAGAAATACGTGAAGAAAGGTATTAAATTAAATAGAATAGGTTACTTTGCTTTTACTCGTAAAGCTGCAAATGAAGCAAGAGATAGATTTCTTAAAGTAAAAACAGAGCTTACTAAAAAAGATATTAAATATTTTCAAACACTGCACTCTCTTGCATTTAATCAACTAGGTCTAAGAGAAGAGAACGTCATGCAAGACTTAAATTACAAAGCTATTGGTGAGTCGTGTGGTATACAGATTAAATATGCATCTTATGAGACAAATCATTGGAACGGTATATTTTCTTCTGACAGTGAGTATTTGAGTTTAATTAACTTAGCTAGAGTAAAACAGATATCTCCAATAGAACAGTTTGATCTAAATGAACATTTGTCTAAGATAGAAAGAGATAAGCTAGAAGCTATAGAGGCAGAGATAAAAAATTATAAAAAAGTTTATGGTCTTATAGATTTTACAGACATGATACAAAAATTTTTAGACAAAGAGGTTACACCAAACTTTGATGTAATATTTGTAGATGAGGCACAAGATCTTTCTTTAATACAATGGTCTATGATAAATAAAATAGAGAAAGATACAAGTTGTGATGTATGGGTTGCTGGCGATGATGACCAAGCAATATTTGGTTGGGCTGGTGCTGATGTAGATTCTTTTATAAATTATGATGCAAAAGAAATACCTCTAACTAAGTCAGAAAGAGTGCCAAGTAGTATACAAGAAATTGCATTAAATGTCATTAATAGAATAGAAGAAAATAGGATTGACAAAGAGTATTTTCCAAAGTCTGAATCTGGACAAATTTACGAAAGATATAAATTATCTGACATAGATATGTCACAAGGTGATTGGTTAATTTTAGGTAGAACTAAATCTATTTTAAAATCTGTGCCAACGTATTTAAAAAAGAAAGGTTATTTTTTTAATACAGCACAAGGTAATAGTATTGGTAAAAGTTTATATGAAGACATACAAAATTGGAAAAAATTACAAAAGAAAGAAACTATACCTGACATACATGTACAGAGAATAAAAGAAAGAATGAAAGGCGACATGAACTTATCACTATACTGGCACGATGCATTTAATTTACTAACAGATAGTCAAATTATGTATATGAAATTGTTGTTGTTAAATAATGAAGATCCCACAGAGGATGCAAGAATAAAGGTATCAACAATACACGGGGCCAAAGGTGGTGAGGCAACAAATGTTGTCTTGTTTTTAAATCACACAGCA